CTGAGTTAGGTGTACTAGTAATAATAGCACGACCACCTGTTGCTAGTGTAGGTGATATTGATGTCCAAAACTCTTCAGCAATATTAGGTTGCACAAATGCAAACTCGTCACAGTATAGTAATGATATGGACATACCACGTCCAGTGTTTCCAGTAGTTGTTTGACTTACGATTCTACTACCGTTTTCAAACTCAATACTACCTTTGTTGTAACTTGTAACACCTGCTCTAATATGGTCTTCACATGTTTCATATATGTAACGTATACGTGACATAATTTCTTGTGCGCCTGTATACTTGTGCGCCGCAATTAGAATAGTTTGATCTGGATTAAACATTGCATACCACGCTAGGTATATTGCCGCACAGGTAGTCTTACCTGTTTGCCTTGGCATCATGTTTATATTAAAACGATAACTGTGGTATGAATGCATCAAACGTATTTGATACTCATAAGGATCAAACAACAACTTACCTTGTACAGGATGTTGTATAAAAGCAAACTTACGTGCAAAGTACATATACCCAGTATCAGGATCAGTACATGCTAATAAGTCAGCAATTTGTTCTTCATTAAATGTTTCTTTGGTATTAGCTTTTTTAGTTAATACGCCATCTAAACTTTTGCTCATGTTAGTATTTAACCAATATAATCGTCATAGTATCCCGTATCGAACCTAAGATCAAACAGTTTACGTTTGTCTTGCTGTATTAGTACGGGTACTGGGGAAGCATTAGGACCGTTTGTTGGTTCGCTCCATAACCATTCATATTCGCCGTTGTCAATCTTTTTGTGTAATTTTTTTAGTCGTCTACGATTGTAGTTAGGACAAATATAAACAATGGCCTGATTGTTGCCTAGTGGCTCAACTTCTCCAGACCATTGTGTAATTTTTAATTCGCCTTTTTTGAGAGCGGCTCCGCTCCAAGGACATACAGGTTTAATGTGTTGGAAGTATTCTTCCCAATTAACCTCTTGACTTTTTCTTCCCACGGCCTTTTCCTCGGCCCTCGGTTGTCTTGATGTCTTCGTTACCACGTGATGCTTTTAACTTCTTTTTACCACGTCCTCTGCCAGCCATTATAGCGCCTCTACCCTCGGCAGTTTTCTTTTCGCTTAGTGCGGCCCAAAGTCGATCTCTAATTGACTCAACAGCTGGATCTTTTACACGGATTGCTTTTCTATCTTTTGGTCTGTGTAAATCATCGCCTGTTGCAATAACATCATCTTCACTGCCATACTCTTCGTCTGGTGAGTTAGCCCAATTTTCAGATGCTTCTTCTTCTGCAGGAGCCTCATCATCTTCACCAGCTGACATAATAGAACGCATAGTTGCCATATCCATTTCTTGTCCTTTTGCTGGTAGTTCCATTTCTGGTTCATGATCATGTACTACTGGTAACTGCGGAGCATTGTCAATTCCTGCCGCTTGTTGCATCATTGAAATAAGATCTGCAACATTTTCTTTACCTGATGCTGTAATATTTACTGTTACTTCACCTTGTCCAGCGCCGGGCATCATTGGTGCCTCAGTTGCTGTTGCTGGCATGTCGCCACATTCTTCTACTGATTGTATTGATTCTAAAATAGCTTTCATGCTACCTTTATCTGCGGAATTAGCTGGCTTCTTGCCTGCTCCTGCATCATCAAAGTTTTTTAAAATATCTAGCATATTGCTCATAATTAACTCCCTATTGGACTTTTGCTATTTGTTTCAGATGTTATGTCTTTGCTCTCTCCAGCTGTTACACCAGCTACAGGATCAACTTCTCTTTCCTTACGAGCAACTTCTAATTCTTTTAACAGGTCCATAACACGATTTTCACCTACGCTATCTTGGCCGCTTTCGCCGCCCATGTCTTCTGTATTCAACACTGATTCGTATGGTTCTTCATTTTTTGGTTCTTGTTGTAATTCTAGTACTTCACCTGGAACTCTAACTACTATATGTGCCGCTGGTATATTACAATTTGCGGCAATATAATTTTCTAATACTTGTTTTGTTGTAGGATAGTTAACAGCTATTTCCCAAGTCTGTACTTCCATATTTTTTAATGTTGGAAAATCTAAAGGTGATTCTTGTATTGGAGTCTTCTTCATAGATGAAATACTTTCAATACTAAATCTTTCTAAAGACGTTTTTAATTGTGCTTCGCAATTTTCAGGAAGCTCACCTGCAACTTTAATTAAAAAGCTATAAGTTTTCTTTGATTCTATTAATATATCGCTAAATGATTTCATCGTTAATTTCCTATTATATGTTATTTATCTTTATCTAAGCCTTTTAGGCGTTCCAATAGACTGTTGCGATCTGTAACAACATATCCTTCTCCAGATACTAGCCCGTCATTTCCGTTATTAGTGTCTGAATCCATCTTTTGTTTTTTGAGTTGAAGCTCAATCATCTTTAATTTTTTGTCCATTTTTGCTGTTTTTGCATCAAGACTTGTTTTTAACATATTACCTGCAACTTCAAAAACCCTACCACTATAACGACTTTCTACATTCATGCCTAGAGTCATTAAATCATCATAAGCATCTAATGCACGTTGAGCAATATCTTCTAGTTCGTTATCTGCTTTATCACCTAATCCTTTTACAGCTGGTAATGCAGAGGCGATCTTATCAAAATCAGCCATGGTATTAAATGTATCTTGTTGTTCAACTATTGCGGCTTGCTTTTTTGACTCGTTATCTTTTGACTTAGCGTCATTAATGATATCTTTAGAATCAGGCAAATCTAATAGTTCTTCTAGTTTCTTTGTCATAGTAATACACCGTTATTATACATGATATTTATATCTTTAGAATACCCTAGTAAATTAAAATCTTGTTCGTATGCGTTATATACTGTTTCTACAATACTGTATTTTGTATAATACTTCTTATATTGATTATTACCAGTTTTATTTAAATGCGTTATATCTTCTGTTGTCCCTAAGATACGCTTTAAATAATCGTTCACTTGATCCATTTGTTCAAAGTTAAAAAGACGATCTACATTTTTGTAAGGGTGTTGTAAACTACCTAACGGAACATACGGTAATAAATTACAAAACTGCTTAAACGTTTTAATGTTATTTTCTTTATTCCATCTAGAATACCAATCTAAATTAGATTGTTTGCCAAAGTGCTTGTCAGATTGTTTTGCAAGTTTTTTTATATCTACTTCATGCAAATATCTATATAAACTAACTGCTCTTGAATACGGATTTCTAGTAACTGCAAAAGTTTCTCCTAATGGTACATTTAGAGATTCTAAGTCACTCGGTGTTGCATGTGATAACTCATGTGGTGACCAAATTTCTTTTCCATGTTTAAAGATATATGCACTAATACTTTTGCCAGCTGTTTTTGGAATGTGTACAAATGTATAACGCTCACCTTTATGGTTTACAAACGATATATTCATCTACGGCGTCCTTTATGAAATATGTCGCCCTCGTTAACTACTCTAAAAAATATTTTCTTTTGCTTACACCATATTCTTGCGGCTTCCCACTTAGCCTGATTAATAACATAGTGTGCTTGGTTAGCTCTAGACTTTCCAAGTTTTTCTTTAACTGTTTGATTTTCTGGTTTGACTTCGATAAGCTCTACACGTTGCTTACCATCTTTACCACCGTAAGCAATAAAGAAGTCAGGTACATAAACTGTGTACTTACCTGTAAATGGATGTCTATATGGAATTTGTACTGCTTCACTAGCCCATTGTTGAACACTAGGATGTTCGTCACAAAACTTCATAAAAGCAAATTCCCAACTTGATCTATATGTTGGAGTTCTTGATCCTATATATTTGTCTGGATTTTTTGGACTAAATTTTCCTTGTGCAAATCTACCCATATCATTTGCTAAATCTTATTGATAGGCCGCCTTTGAAATTTAAAGGACCTCTAATTTCTGATGGCCCTTGATTACTAGATGTATAAGGACCTTCGTATAAAATTATTGGAGCAGAACCTGCTAAACTTTTAGTCTGTAGCCATCCTGAATCAAAAGGGTCTGAATAGTCGTCACCAATAAACATAGTAGTAGCGTCTTGCTCTTCTAAAGTATTACTAACATAATCTTTTATATTTTCCCAATCCCAGCCTCTGTTGTGTTCTAATACAGTTGCTAAGAATCCACATGCAACTGGACATGCGGCTGAAGTACCGTTAAAATAAGTATCTTCTGCTGTTCCGCCATCTGCTGTTAAACCTGAGTAAGTATTATCAAATCTAGGTACAATACTAGAAGTATCGCTAGGTGAAGCCGCGCCTAATGTACCATCTGCTGGTGCATAAAAATCCACTGCTGGACCACAATCACTATAATATGCCTTGTTGTCAATACTACCTATAGCAGTACCTTCACTCCAGTCATCATCTAGTGCGCCAACATTAATTGCTTTAAATCTATTATCAGCTGTTGGTCCAACACATTGTGGCCAACCAGGTCTGTTTACAGATGCATATGCATTGTAATAGTTTCCTAATTCAATTTGATTAGTGTCGTCTATAGTTGCACCACTTGAACTCCAGTGAAAGTTATCCCAATTAGGATGATCTGGTAACACCTGTTGTTGGCTGTCATTACCTGCGGCCATAACTAATATTACACCTGCGTCTGCGCATTCATTTGATGCTGTAAATAAACTATTTGGTTTAGGATAATGTTTTACACGGCCATCGCCATTAGTTCTTATAACACGATAATTGTTAGTTGCATTAGTATTAGTAGTAAATTGATAGTCAGTACCTCTAAAATTAGAATAACCACTAGTCCTAGTTGATACACGAAATCCCCAACTATTAGAACTAATAGTAGGATCTTGTTGTCCGTAAGTAGGATTAATAGGCTTGTGTAAGTGGAATATTTTCATTACATCAAAGTATTGTTCGAATCCTAAAAACGAAGAACCATATGCATCAACAACCCACTTGTTAGCATTATATGCCCAACCATGTGTTTTACCAAATGTTAAACTTGCACATTGTGTTCCGTGTGTTCCGTCGCCTGGTCCTACAGTATTTGAACCATGAGCTCTGTTTCTAGTATAATTGCTTGGTATAGTTACAGTACCAATACTTGCAAACTTTGCTGAACGATTAGAACTATTTGCCCACCAACTTCTTGATACACTTTCTCCAGGAACAACAGTACCGTCCCAACGTGTAATTAATCTATTACTTGCATCTGCATTAAAATAATCAGGGTCAATATAGTATGGACTATCTAATACTAAATCTAATACGTTACATAACGGAGAAGTAGCATTGCCTGCATCTCTGCCGTCTCTAATACTTAATGGATTGCCTGGTATAAAATCTTGTGGAACTATGCCAGCTTCACTTCCGGCACCTGAATTAACTGTGTCATTTATAAATTCTGGATGTCCTATCCAGCTTCCGTTATCGCCTACAATAACATCAACATCTTTGCCTGTACCTCTTTGTGCAGGAATGTCTTCTACTACTGCTGACCTATCTCCGCCTGCCCAAGGATTTGCTTTTTGTCTCATACGCAACAGTTGACTTGTTACTGCGCCATTGTCGACATTTGTTGTTCCGCTATAGTTTTGACCATAAGCAAGATAATTTCTTACATTGCTAGTGTATCTATTTTTCTGTGGAAGATCACAACGTAATTGATCTGCAGGAATTTGCATCTCTGGATAACGTGCAACATCAAGATTTATGTATTCAACTTCTGGTAGTTGCTCAACTTCTGCTTTTTCAGCATCAGTAAGCATGTATGTACCTCTTGTTGAACTTTGTAATGTATAATTTTCACAAATAACTTCTCTGTCAGGCACATTACTAATTGATGTGCTAGTAGTAAGATATTCGTGTACTTTATCAAATGCATCTTTAGATACTGCATTTATAACATAATATTTTTCCATGCTTTACCTTTAATGTAAATCTACCCAACCAGTGGTACTGTCTCCTGTGTCGGCTACATATGCTTGAACCTTGCCTGTTTCGGAGTTATAAATTGTGTCTCCAAGTGCAGGTGTTAGTCCATCTCTTTGTGCATTTGTAAAACTAGCTAATCTAAATGGACTTTGTGTTACTTCTACTCTTGTTGCGGCAGTAAGTTTAATATTAGCTTCTGAGTATAATTCTGGATCACCTGGAGCAGTTGCTATAATGTTACCTGCAACAGTTAAATCGTTGTTAACTGTAAGGTCATTTTCTACAGCAAGATCACTGCTTATTGTTACTGCTGGAGTAATTGTAATACCGCTTGAATCGTCTGTATCAATTACACTAGATGCTAGTGTAAAGTTTCCTATTTGATCACCTGGATCTTGGAATGAAAATGTACCAGCGCCGTCAGTAGTTAATACTTGTCCATTGGTACCTTCAGCAATGCCTAAGTTTAATAATGTTCTTCCTGCTAGTTGATTTGATACATGAGTTTTAACTGCACGTTCAGTAACCAATGCACTTGCACTGTTATCAGCCATAGTCTCATCGTTACTAAATTCGTCAACGTTTACACCTAGTGCCATACTAATAGCCGTCAATGAACCAAACGATGTTGGAATATTAACTAGGTCTGAGTATTGTCTTGAAAATAGTAAGTTACTAGTGTCTGTTAAATCATTTATATCTAAAGGTATTGTTGGTGTATTAGTTAGACTACTATATGAGCCATCAAATAATGCACTGCCAGTATCAGTTAGATCACTTACATCTACTGGTATTGTTGGTTTACCTGTTAAATCTGCATATGCTCCACTAAACAATTCAGGGGCGCCAGTAAGTGCCGCATATTGTCCATTGAATGCATCATTAATACCATATCCTGCAATAGTTGTAGGTTTGTTTGTAACATTTATAAAATCAATACTAGTAGCTTCAACATTTCTAAATATAAAATTACCAGTACCGTCTGTGCTTAGTACTTGTCCTGCACTGCCGTCTGTAATTCCTAAATCTGTAATTGCTGATGGCAATGTTGGTCTGCCTGTTAAATCTGCATAATTACCTGAGTAAGCAACAGCGTTCAATGGATCAGTATAATTAGAAATATTGCCTGCTGGATCTGATGTTAATAATCTACGCCATACGTTTGCATGTGAATAATATAATGCACCAGTTTCGTGTACGTGTGCAACCATGCCGTGATATGTAGAAGCACTAATTGCATTTAGATCTGCTTCTGTAGCAAAAACATTACTATAAAATATCTTATTTGGACCAAAGTCTATATCGGTGTTTAGTAAATTACTGCCGTCGCCTAATATTGAATATACTTCATTGAAATTATCGTTTACTTTGTCGCCGCCGTCACGTAAGCTATCGCCTGCTCCATCATTAGGTGATACACCTATGTTAATAAGTTGTTTTGCCATTTATTCGTCCCCGTCAAAGGTAATTGTTCCTGAGTCTAACGTAAATCCAGTTGCACTGAAATTTGTTGCTACGTTTGTATTTATGAATATTTGCTCTGGGGTACCTTCAATTATGTTTCTCTTTTCATATTTTATAATTGTTTGATCTCTTTTAAATCCAACAGCACTTGTTTTCTTTCTGTTGTAATTTAATATCTCTGCAATAACTGCACTAAGTTTTAATTCATCAAGTCCTTTTAATGTTTGTAACAATGTATATACATCAACGTTATCTGATTTTGCTTGTTTTACAAGAACTGTACTTACAGCTAATGATGCTGTTTTGTCAAAGCCTCTTGATTCAAAAAAGCCAAGTACTGTAGTTAATTCATTATCTGTTAAACTAATAGGCTTAGAATAATATTTGTCAAAGAATAATGTAACATCTCTGTCAGATTGTTTAGAAATATTTCTTATAGGTAATCCGCTCATGTTGTTTGATCCAATGCTTTATCTTTATATAGTTGTTGACTACCTGCGGGTAATGCTTTCCAGGCCGCGTTTGCACCATTAATGCCATCGGCGCCTCCATCGTTTAAATAATCATTTAGAAAAATATTTCTTGCTGTGTCATCTAACTGTGCTGGATTAGCAAGTAGATTTTGTCGTTGAGAATTTTCACTTTGGGGTGCTGAGATAGTAGAAGGTTGTGTTTGTGTTGTATTATTATTTCCACCCGGACCTTGCGACTTTGGAACAACAGTATTTTGTAAACCACTAGTTATGTTTACTGATGTTCCTGTTGCATCTTGTATTACATCTCCAGCAAGTCCTGTTAAATCATCTACTACACCTTCTGGAGTTAAATTTGAAATATTTCTTATTAATTGGAATGCACCTAATGCCGCTTCTAATGGGCTACCAAAGTTTTCACCTTGTGAAATATAATCATATAAGTCAGCGCCTGCGCCAAATATTCCATCAATACCTAATTGTCCACCACCTAATAAACTAATTGGTGATGGTTGTCTATCGTAATGTGAAGCGTCACCAAATCCTGTTGGTTCACCTTCAGAACCTGCTGATACTCGTCCTCTAGAATAATGTACTGCTTCATATGCAACTGTAATATTATTTTGCATTGTTCCTGACGCATCTGCATTATCTACAGTATCATGTGCCCAGTTTGTAATTATTGGATTAACAATAGTATACGTTGTGTATGATTTTTTTGCTAATTGCGATATTTGAATATTCTTAAAAAATGGTACACTAATAGCATTGTCTAAACCATATTTGTATTGGTTTCTGCCACTACCCATATATGTGTTGTCGCCTGCTCCTGCTTTGTTATAAGCACCAGGGTTTCTGCCATAGCTTGCATCTGCAAAATAATATCTATAGTATGCTTCTAATAATGCAGTAGTTACACCAAAGTTATCGTCATGGAATGAAATATTAATTGGTTCGTATTGTATGCCTGTTTGTACATTCTTTTTTCTATTGTATTTGTTTCTAGTTTCTACAATAGCAGTAAATTTAGGAAGGTCTGCTGATTTAACAAGCATACCTATTTCTAAATTATGCTTATCCTTTAATGAAGGTAGAATAGATCTTACAACAGGATCTAATTGAAAATATACATGATATAGAAACTTTTGTTTGGGAGCAAATCGTAAATCGTTATCAACATACAATCTACTTGCATGTTGCCAATCCGCTACTGTACCTTTAGGACCTAATAATCCTGAAAGTAAGTTATCTAAAAATCCGTTCGATGTTAGTGCCATACTAATATTTATCCAGATGAATTATATGCGTAGATAATAAAAAAGGGTAACAATTTCTTGCTACCCTTTTTAATATTGTAGATTTTAATTAAATCTTGTTTATGCGCCGCCGCCTGTAATTAGCGATCCTAGTGTACGTCCAACTTGCGTTCCAATACCTGTGTCTGAAGGTGTTTGGATTGCGTTATCGTATTGGATTTCTAATGTAACTGTTACTGGTTCGTTGTTACTATATGCTAATGTATTGTAGTTAGCATTTGTTACAAAACAACCGTATAGTTCAAAAGTTTCTAATACGTTTGGAGTGTTAGCACCGTTACCACCGTCCAAGATCTCAATACGTGTTGTAAATTTATAATCTTGTCCACTTGCCGCACTTGACTGCTCGTAAAAGTCGAATTGCTTCTGCAACTGTTCGCCTACTAGTTTTTGTACTGCATTGTTTACATCTTCACGTAAGTTTAATGTAATTGGTGACCATGTGTGCTTACCAGCTAAGTATGCTTTTGAGTTGTAAGCATGTATTTCCATTGGCTCAAATGCCACTGTTGGTCGAGTTACATCAATTACTTGTTTAGTAAGTTCTGTAGTCGGTGTGCTTACACCAAAGTTTTCCAGCGACACTCTAAAGCGGTACTGGAGCTTTGGCATCAACAAGCCTTGGGTACTAGCGGAGTCACCGCTCGCTAAAGGCACTGTAATTTTTGAAAGTGTTGAAATTGCCATTTAATATGCTCCTAAGTTAAAAGTATTTATCATCTTATAGTCCTGATATCTCGCCTGTATTTTTCAATCTAAGCGGAATGTAAATAAACTCAATTGCTTTAACAGGTTCAATAGCAACATCTACATATAGTTCGTTTCTATCAATTCTGCTTGGAGTATTGTTTGTTTCGTCACATACAACTAAGAAGTCATACAAGGCTCTTTGACCAACAAGCTCAAGAAGTAAACTTTCAACTTGCTGTTTAATCTCATCACGTGTGATTTTATCATTTGGTTCAAAGATATATGGTTTAGCAAGTGTGTTTAGCTGACTACGTAAGTAGATAACCAAACGTGCTACGTTGATTCTATCTAGCGCACTATTACCTCTTGCTCTAGTTTTCTGTCCAAAGTTAACAAGTCCTGCACCTGTAATAAACGTAATTGGGTTAACGCCTTGTGCATATAATGTATCTCTTTGTCCTTCGTTTAGTGCAACAGTTGTAAATTCGCCTTCGCTATTAATATAACCAGTTGCTGATGCGTTTGTAATTCCGCCACGTCTTGTACCTGCTGGTGCAAACCATGGGTAAGAAACTTGATCACTTAGTGCAATAGTTCTTAGCATCATGTGTGAAGCTGGAACTACAACGTTGTTACCAAAGTTGTCACTTGTAAATCCTGCTGGATAAAATATTGCAAAATAATCATCTTTACTTACAAGTCCATCATCATTATCTTCTGCTGATAACTTAGCGTTAGTTGCCCATTCATTTAATGAAGTTGCATCTGGTTTTAGTCTCATTGGAGCATCTCCAACTACAAAGCCTGTTAAACCTCTATCGTAGTTTAGACTAATCATTTCACCAATTAGTTCTGGATATCCTGGTGATGCAATCAAGTTAAAGATACGTGATTCGTCATCTCTAATCTCATCGTTATTATTAACAATACCTTGTAACGATTGTACAACAACTTTACGCTGTGCATTACGTCCAAAGCTACCTGAACCATCAATTTGGTTAGCTGATTCAGTTACCCAACGATCTTTATTGTAATTTGTCATTTGTTCATCTTTATGACGTAAATTCTTATCGCCAGTTGTGATGTAGTTTTTAACAAATTTCTTAACATTGAATCCGCTTCTACGTGTGTTAACAAGTATCATACCTTGTGGATATAGTGCTGGATCTGGAGCATCTGGGTCTAAGTAGTTGCTAGTTAGCAAGTCTTTAATTGACCCTGCTGTTGAACCAAGCGCACCACTTGTACCATATCTTGCATCTGCAAATAGTACACCATTTTCTGTAGTTTGATCTGATTTATCTAATAATTCCCAAACATCAGTTGCTTTTCTGTATTTGTAAATCATTGGAAAGTTTTCTAAATCACTTGTGTCAATCCAAAGATCGCCATTTGCTAGTAAAGAACCATCTGACTGTTTAGTTGGTTGTGTTGCACTAACAAGTGGTCCTAATGGATCAGTTTTGTCTGAAGTTACTGCTGAGTAGTAAGGAGCCGCGTCACCAAAGTTAATAGCTTCGTCTCCGCTGTACTGGTAACCTACCCAAGTTGTACCATTGTGGATCATAATGTCCATTTGATCAACAATTGAGTTGTACCATAACTGACCATCTGCCGCTGTAGCAGTTGGCGCACTAGCACTTGCTGTGTAATTCAATGCTGACCAATTACTTGCTCTGTACACTGAAGGAGTTGTGCCGGAATCTGTTCCTGGCTCGTAACTTACATAGTCAGTACCTGTGTTTGCATCTACGTATGGTGAAATACCTAATAGTGTTAATGAAGCTGCCGCGCCACTACCATCTGTTAGTTTAATTTCTCCACCTTTTGAGTGCTTAATAATAACTTTGTTTTCTGCGTCAACTTCTGCACTTACGTTTGCAATACCTGCACTTGTAATTGCTGTTGCCCAAGCAATCGCTTGTTCTGCCGCTGTTTCACTACCTGACATTGTTACAGCAATAGTACTTGCCGCAAAGTTACTAAAGTCTGCACTACCTGGTGCTGTTGACTGAAATGTCAAGTTGTATGTTCCTGCTGAAAAAGAACTTGCTTCAAACACGCTTGTTTTAATTACTGTTGCGCCTGATGCACTACGTCTGTACAATCTAAATGTTGCAATTGGTAATGTATCTCCTGCAACGTTTGTTAATACAAACATATTGCCAAGTTGCAAGTTTTCACCGCCACCTGTTCTGTCTAATTCTAAAATTGCATTTTGTGCAGAACTAAACATTGGTGCTTCAATACCGTCCCAAAGTCTTGTTTCAGTGTTCCACTGTTTTACTCTCCAACGAGCACCTAAGTTTGGCTCAGTTGTTTTTAACCAAACACTACCAGTTGGTCTACCAGTTGCGCCTGAAGTAACTTTAAAGTCTGTTGGAATTTGTGTATGCTTACTAATTTGTAATGCTGGTGGATAATAACTACCAGCTGTTAAACCTAATGCTGTTAATACACTTTCGTCATTTGCACTACCTGGTGCTAAAACTACTGGACCAGCTTGTGTACTATCTGCACCACTTACTGAACCATCACTGTATAATGCTAGTCTATTATCTACTGCCGCGGCACGTATTCCTGAAATACCTAATCCGTTAATTGCTACGACTATTTCAGCTAATGTTTGTCCGTTTGTTACAGTAACAATAGTTTCATTTAATGTTAATGTACCTGCACTTACGCTTGGATTTGCTGTTGCACCAGTAACTGCTGGCCAACTATCTTTCCAATCATCGCTACCAACTTCAACCCAATCGCCGTCGGCTGCTCTGTACCAAATTGTTACTAGCTTACTAATTGCAACTACTGCGTAGTCGCCTATTTGTCCTACTGATGCTAAAGGTGCACCTGGAGCGTTTAATGACCCAGTTACTTGGTTAACATTTGTTAATACTAATGGTGTTTTATTAGTAAAGCTCTGTCCGCCTGTAACTGTAATTGCCGCATTGTTCCATTCTTGGATACCATACAATGAAGTAGTAGTATCTAACCAATATGTGCCTGCGGTTGGATCAGCAGTTGGAACACTTGCTCTTGGCTCTAACTGTGCCAAGTCAATTGGTGCTCTTACTACCCATGCTCTGTTGCTTACACCTAAGAATGAATATGCCGCTTGTAAGCCGTATTCGTTTAATTCTGATCCGTGTACTGGATTGTTGTTTGCGTCAACTCTAAAAGTTGGATCGCCAAATGTTTCAGCTAAGTCACGTTGTGAAGTCATTAAATATGGCTTACCAGCGTTTGCCGCTAGTGTACCTAATGCTGTGCCTGTCCCTGAAGCATTTTTTTTGTCTTGTGCTGTTGCACAAAATATTACTGGAACTGTACCTGGTTCAGCGGGTGTGTAAAAACTCTCGTTTACTACGCTAACCTGTACTCCGGGTGATGATAATGCCATTCTAATTCTCCTATGGATTGGGTCAATTTATTACTTGTATTTACCATCAAAGAAAGAAAAGGTATGTATAATACCATAGAAAAAGGCACCAAAAAGGCTAGGCTAAATACAGTATGCGACCATTATGCAAATGCGGCCAACGTCCAGCGGCAATAAATTATAAAAAGGACGGAAAAACCTATTACAGAAAAATGTGTGGGCGATGTTTGCGCAATGGAGCCAATCACGGAATACCTAAATGGAAACAAGCCGGCTATATAAAGAAACCAGTTTGTCAAAAATGCGGATTTAAATCTAAGTACTTGGCACAGTTTAATGTGTTCCATATAGACGGTGATTTGAATAACTGTCGTCCAAGTAATTTAAAAACTATTTGTGCTAACTGCCAGCGTATTATGCAAAAAGATGGAGTTGTTTGGAAGCAGGGAGACTTAATCCCCGATTTTTAAATATTGTTTTGATTAGTGTATCAACATTCTTTTCTAAGCGATCAATTGTAGCATTGTTATCAATAGTGTAATCACACATCCATTGTTCAATACTCATAGACTTATAACTTTCCAAAGGCAACTGATCTGAACGGTCAACCCATATAGCACAATCAAAAATTTCTTCATTTTGCATTGCAAAAAACTCACGTTTGTTGCGTAGACCGCAATAGATATCATGCTTGTCAAATAGGTTACGTCCTAAACGTGCTAGATCATCTTTACAATAATCGTGTATCATATTATACCATTCAGTACGATGATTATGCCGATCTGCATAACACTCATCTTCGTCAGCATACCCGTATTTGTCTTTTAGGTCGTTAAAGATAAAAAGTTCTGAACAAAATTTGCTTGATGACTGAAATGTATAACCATATGCTTCTAGCATCTCACATACAGTATCTTTGCCGTGTCGTCCATGTCCAACGACTAATAGTTTTGGTAGCACACATAACTCCTTATTGAATATACTTTAAAGTATATACTATATAAACAAATATGTCAACCTTTATCTACGCCTTGATTGCTTTGCTTCTAATCGTTCACGTTTACGGATTGTATGTTTCATTGGTCCTGCATTTAGTTCTTCAATGTGACGCCTTGCGTCTTCGGATGCCCTTTTAATGATAGCATCACGTTCTGATTTAGTCTGTGTTGTCATATCTAATGTCCTTTGTTTAGGACGATATTTATTGGAGTATTATTCTAATCATACCCTAAATTGGCAACTGTTTCTAATTCTTCAGATAATATTTCAGCTTCACGGGCCTTGTATGCGGCTTCAAAACCTACAGCACCGTATTCCATTCTCTCGTTATTACCCCAAAGTCTTTTGAAATATGAATCGTAAGTTTTTTCAACTGATTCATCGCTCCAGGATCTATCAATAAGTTTACCTTTGATTAACCAGTTGAGTCGGTTGGCTTCTTTACGTACAAATGGACTGCACATGATGGGACCTCCTTGTTATATTGTATTTACAAGGAACTAAAATCGTTAGCGTTAACTTCGGGGGTTTTTAACCTATTGTAAATCCGTAACCTACACCGCCTGGAACAGCCATGGATACTTCTAATTCTAATTTTTCCATTTCTTGTGCGGCTTCTGCTTTGAGTGAATCACCATTTAGTGTTGAGCCACCTTGTGGACCTGCAATGGTTGCAAACTTGCTACGTGCTTCGCCTAACATATACTTACATGCGGCTAATGTGTAGTCTTTGATCCATTGGATTGCTAGATAGTCTGTAAGCAGTTCACTATCTGGACGATAGTTATAGCAATACAGAAGTAGGTCTTCTTCTGCTCTCGGACGTTGTAGTAATGTTAAACGCTTGTTAGATGAATTCCATTTGAATTCAATAAAGCTACCAAACATTCTACCTACTAATTCTTGGTACTGACTAAACATATCGTATGTTGCTAGTCCGCCCATGTTAGAACTTGATAACAAGTACGTATTTGTGTATGCCATGTTGAATGGTTCAAATAGTGTTCCGCCGTCTCCGCCGCCAGTACGTGAGCCAATACTTCTACGAAATAACTTACGTACTTCCATTACTTCAGTTGGAAGTGTGTATTCGTTCTGATCTTTTACTGTAGGCAAAAACATATATGATTCTTCTACACCATTATCGCTACGCTGTCTGAATTTAGTCAGAGCTTTTGTTAATGCTGTTTCGTAATGTACAGGATCAAGCTCGACATCAATCATACCTCCGCCAAGCATTGCGTGTACATAGTCATATATTTCTTGTTTTTGTGTTGCTAAGTTAGACATATAATTATTTCTCCGTCATAGTATTTATCGTTACGATAAATATACATATGCCGAGACTTAGCTTATATAAACCCGAACGTGGTAATGACTTCGAATTTTTAGACAAACAGATTCTAGAAATGTTCACTGTTGGTGGAACAGACCTACATGTATACAAATATACAGGTACAGATGACGGAAAAACAGTAAAAGATCATACACAAATACAAGATATGGTTTTCTTAGAAAATCGTGATAGAAAATACGAACCAGACATATACAAAATTAGAGCAATATACAATGTACAAGATATTGATTTTGATCTAAGTCAGTTTGGATTGTTCCTATCCAATGATACATTGTTTATGACAGTACATATTAGAAGTAGTGTAGAAACAATTGGTAGAAAATTAATGCCCGGAGATGTTATTGAACTTCCGCATTTGATAGACGAATATGCAGAGAATGATGCAAGTATTGCACTTAAACGCTTCTATGTTATTGAAGATATTAATAGAGCGGCAGAAGGCTTTAGTCAAACTTGGTATCCGCATTTATACAGATTAAAACTAAAACAAATTTACGATGGTCAAGAATACAAAGATATACTTGACTTGCCAGCAGAAGAAGGTAGTGACGATACATTACGTGATTTACTGTCTACATACGAAAAAGAAATGCAAATTTCAAAGGCTGTAAAGGATGAAGCTGTAGCAGAAGTACAACAAAGTGGATATGACACTAGTCATTTTTATACACTACAAACTAATGAAAGTGGTGAAACAGAACTTACTGAGACTGAAGGTACTGATAATTTAAAAGAAATGGCACCGCCAGACAGACCAGGTTACAAAGGGTACATTATTGGTGGAAATATTGCTCCTAACGGTGAACCATTTGGACATGGCATAGCATTTCCGTCAAATCCACAAGACGGTGATTACTTTATGAGGACAGACTTTATGCCTAATAGACTATTTAAATATAAAGCTAATAGATGGAATAAAGTACAAGATGTTAAACGTGCTGACCTTTACGGAGCAGACACTGCTAATAACCAAAAAGGTACATTTGTTAATAATAGTAATACAACAACAGTTGCCGGTGAAACATTTAACGAGAAGCAAGGTCTTTCACAAGTACTTAAACCTAAGGCAGATAATTAATGCAACACTTTTATGACAAACAAATTAGACGATATATTACGCAAGTAATTCGTTTACTCAGCGAATTTGGATACAAGGATGGTAAAGACAATCTTGTAAAGATTCCAGTAATGTATGGTGATTTGACTAGACAAGTTGGTAGTATTATACGTGATAATAGTGAAAACAAAATACCTAGTGCTCCAAGGATGGCAGTATACATAACTGGTCTAGCAATGGATACAAATAGACTTGCTGATTCAAGTTACATTAACAAACTTAATATTCGAGAAAGAGCTTATGATAACAACGGTGATGAGTATTTAAAGGCTGAAGGCAAGAATTATACCGTTGAAAGACTAATGCCTACTCCTTATACACTTACAGTTAATGTTGATGTATGGACTACTAATACTGATCAAAAATTACAATTACTAGAACAAATACTAATGTTGTTTAATCCTAGTTTAGAAATACAAAGTACAGACAACTATATTGATTGGACTAGTTTGAGTGTTATTAATATGACTGATATCAACTTTAGTTCGAGATCAATACCCACAGGAACAGAAACTGAAATTGATATTGCAACACTTACTTTTGAAATGCCAATCTATATTAGCCCACCTGCAAAGGTTAAAAAGCTAGGAGTTATTACAAATATTATTACAGCAATGTTTGCCGATGATGGTTTAGAAATTAACATAGATGACACTGCATATGCACAAAGTCTAGTTAAAGAAGCACACATTGTTGATGAAACAAAAACTAATAAACTAACAGGCAAGCGTGAAGCACTTACAACAGAAACCACGCTAATCACAACTAGTCATAACAATTACGACTTATTGTTTATGAATAATGTTGCAAGACTAATTGGCAAGAACGCTGTCGTTGGAAGCGAAACTTGGACTGGTTATTTAAACTCTTTACCGTTTGAATTTGAATCTGGCATTACTGAATTGCGTTTACAGCGATCAAACGGATTTGAAATTATTGGTACTGTTGCAATAAACACAACTGACGAAACAGAGTTAATGGTAAACATTGATGCAGACACACTACCTGACGATACGTATATTGAAGGTAGAACATCAATTGACTATATTATTGACCCTGCTAAGAAAAATCCAATAGATTTTGGTCTAAGTAACAATCCTAGAGTATTATTACTAGGTAATATAGGACATGTTCAAAGAGGCAGGTTCACAACAACTACTAAAATTTTAACTTATGATACTAAGCATTTATTCTATGACGTAACTAGATTAAAGGTATTTGTAAACGGTACCGAAGTATCAGCATCAGCTATGGACGGCGACTCATCAGTGTCGTCAACTGACACTTATATTATTAAATTTAATAGTATGTTAGATATAGGTGATGTAGTTGAGTATGAACTATACTTAGACGTAGACGGACCTGATGCATGGAAAAATGCAGATGGTACAGACTTTTCAGCAAGTGCAAACGATATTGTAGAATGGGACGGCAATAGATGGGTCAAAGTGTTTGATGCCGCAACTGCTTCTGCAGATACGTACACTACCAATCTTAACACAGGTATACAATACAAGTGGACAGGCACTGAATGGATAATGAGCTATGAAGGTGAATATCCAGACGGCACCTGGAGAATCAATTACTAGAATAATTACTAGTATGAAAGAGATTGTTTGTAGTGGTGCCCTATTTTACGCACTAAACACCAAAAGATTTTTATTTTTGCATCGTGCTAATAACAAGCGTAATAATGTTTGGGGATTAGTTGGAGGCACTAATGAAGGTATCGAGACTCCATGGGAAGGACTTCGCAGAGAAATATCTGAAGAGATTGGTGACGTTGATATAAAGAAAACCATTCCGTTAGAAACTTTTGTAAGTAATGATGAATACTTCCATTTTCATACATATTTGTGTGTTATTAGCGAAGAATTTATTCCTACATTAAACAAAGAACACGATGGATATGCATGGTGTAGCTTTACAAAATGGCCTCGTCCGCTACACAATGGATTACAAAATACATTAAACAAAAGAAGTAATATTACTAAACTGAAAACAGTATTTCAAGTAATAGATCTGATTAAATAGGAAAAAATATGGCAAAAGATAATGTTAAACAAACTAATTATGGATATGAAATTGTCTGGGCTTTAACAAAAGATTACTGTTCTAAAATTTTAGCATTTGAAAATCCATCAGTAAAGACTCCTTTACAGTTTCAAAAAGAAACTGAAAAAAGTTTATTTGTAAATAACGGAATGTTTCGTATTCGCTGGATTGATACATCAGATGGCAAGCTATATGAAAAAGAGTGTGGAGAAGGAAATGTATTTCATGTCCCACCAATGATGCCTGTTAGTATTGAAAGTCTTAGTGCTGGTGCTAGTATTACACAAACAAGTAATGGTGAACGACCAGATGATAATTTTATAGTTATTCCTGCCGAGAATATTGGTAATTCTAATGTTTGATATTAAAAAAATAGAATTGTATCAAAAAGAAATGACAGACTTTAAAACTAAAGCCTCTAAGATAAAGATACCTGCAACACGTAAAGAAGTTGACGAACTACTTTTTAATCTTGAAAAACAAATTAAACTTATTAATGATGCACATAGTCCTAATATGACATCAAAAGCCAATCCAAAATCAGTTCATGAAAATATTGCAACTACTGCTAATATTCGCTGGAAGTTAAAAACTCTACTTAGAGACTAGATAGATCTTTAATAGTAATAGCACCAACCATTGCCGAGTGTGATGTACACTGATATCTATAATTAGGTGGACTATTTACTGCTTCAGGTACTGTCCAGTATAAAACACCACTTGATTGATTTTGTGCATTAGATCCAGTTGTTACTGCACCTGCACTAGTAACATGTGTTAATCCTGTGTTGTATGCACTACCGGTACTATCTTGTATTTCAAAAGGATGGCCGCCGATATCGTCTAAATCAAACGCATATGTGTGTCCACTTATAAGAAAAATTGTTGGATTATTGCCACTGTAGTGTGGAGCAAACAGATATGCACTTGCCGCATCGTTATCAACTTTAAACATAGTTATTGCTGGCATGTATATTTGAGCAAAGTTAAATCCTGATGAGTTGGATGCTGTTACTACTTCACCTAATTGACTAAAGTTAGAAATACCTGACGATATTGTACTAAATTGTAATGTTCCTGAACCATTAGTAGTAAGTACTTGACCGTTATTACCATCAGTGTTTGGAAAGGTATACGTGCTAGTTGTTCCTACTTGTAGAGTTGAAATGTTAGCCTGATTAATTGCAGTTGTTCCTGAAGATTGTAATACTAAGTTGCCACTAGCATTATTAATTGAATTACCGTTAGTATCTAAGTTTCCGCCAAGTTGCGGAGATGTATCTTCAATAAGACTGGTAATGCCGCCGCCGCCACCGCCACCAGTTACTGTAGTAAAACTAAAGTTTCCACTGCCGTCAGTTGTTAGTACTTGTCCATTAGTACCGTCAGTAATTCCTAAGTCTGTTATTGCTGTAGGTGAATCAGTGATTCCGTAACCTGACAATGAACTTGGTGTTGCTGTTAAATCACTAAATGCAACACTAGTAAGATATGAACTTAGATCTGGTGGAGTATATCTAAACACACCAGATGTATTATCGTATGTTATTGAACCATCACCGTCAGCACTAAGTTCAATGCCAATACTTAAACTTGCTAGTGTAAGTGTGCTTGGTGTGTTGTTAAAGTTTGTATAATCTAAATAGTATGATCCATCAAATCCATCTAATGTGTCTGCGTCTGTGCCTGCGCCACCTGTTGTTGCGTCAATACCTGGTGCCCATTTATTACCGTCCCATTTTAACACACTGCCTGTAGAAGGACTACTAGAAGTAGTATCAACATCTGATAAAAAGTTAATACTAAAAGCGTCCATATTAATTTGAACGTTACTTGTACCACTAGCAATGTTAGTTGAGATATTTGCACCACCTAATAAGTTTAGTTGGCTTTCACCAGATGCTTCTACTGATCCATCATCACTTATAATAGTTTTAAAAGTATCGCCTGATCCACCGCCTGCACTATCAAATGTTAGTGTATTTGTTAATGTATCAACAGTAATATTCATACCATTGCCAGCAACTAGTATCAAGTCATCTGCCGCCTGGTCTGCTGATGCAGTACCTTCTCCTTGGACAATTACATTTCCAAAACTCATTGCAGACATATTTACAAAAGAAAGGCCATCTGCTACTGTGTTTACTGCAAGAAACTTATTAGCACTTCCTGTATAAGAACTTGGAGTATCTGTAAGATTTAAAAACGTAGGAGTAGCACTATCAGATATATTACTGATTACTATCCATGCGGTCCCGTCCCAGCGCCAAGTTGTGCCGCCTTGTGTAAACTCGTCATTTAATGACGGATTTATTGGATAATTAATTGCCATAGTTTAATCCTTTGTTATATTTACCTTATGTTGTGTTTGCTTCAATTGTTACTTCAACATGCGCTCGCTGACTGTCTAAAGTAAGTTTAAAAATTTCGTCGTCTTCTACTACTGTATCTTGTAAAAACGTAAATGTTTGTGATGCTGTGCCGCCAACTATATTAAAATTGCCAACTAAAGAGGCTCCTTGAATATCTGCGGCTTGTACTCCAGTAATTGTATACGGTACTAATGTACCATCATCAATGCCTACTGTAGTTAACGTAACAATAATAGTTGCGCCTTCAATATCTGTCGATGTACTTGCATCTAAATGATAATGCTGGTAAGCCATACCGTTCTGTGAAACAATAAATCCATTTAATGTGTTATCAGGTACGCCGCCATAACGTAGCGGCTGTTTTCCGTATCTGCAAACAGTGTGTGAATTTGTTCCGCCCATTAAACTTGTAGTACTGTTAGTATAATCATCTGCTAGTCCAGTATCTGATATTACACTAGTTGAATCGCCAAGCAATACTGCTTTTAATTGTGCAGGAGTCATCCACGGTTTATTTCCTAAGTGGAGTGCCGCAATGCCTGCAATTTGTGGACTTGCCATACTAGTTCCACTAATGCTCATTATTTTAAAACTGTCATTGTCTGGATAATCATACTGTGTATAATTAAATGTGTTATTAAAATTACTAGCAGTACTCATAATATTTGTACCTGGTGCCCAAATATCAACAGCTGGACCTCGCACACTAGAAGCCGCAGGCCTGTCGTGGTATACTGTTACGCCATCAACAACTTCTAATTGTACAGCTGAATCTATATTACCAACATACAATGCTGTGTCTGCATACGGAGACCCTGGACGATGATAAAATCTTGTCCCATTAGACATTGTTACTTGATTATCAAAGTCTGGTCCTGTAGCAATGTCTGACTTGTAATAACTGTTGCCTGAAGCAATACATACTACTATTCCATCACTAACCATATCTTCTATTTCTGCATCAACTGATGCTACTTGGCTTGTAAATCTTCTAAACTGTCCTAATGGAGGAACAACTCCGCTAGTGGCCCATACTTCGTTATCTGTAGTGTAGCCAGCATCGCCAAAGTTCCATGCTGATCCTCTGTAAACTCCACTTACTGGATTACCGGAAGCAGTACCTTGATATCCCCAACTCATGTTAACAACTGTAGGCCTTTTGTATCCTGTTGCAGTATCACCTTTTTGATTATGCCATAATCTAATAGTATCAAATGCATCAGTAATTGGAATGCCACCGTCATCGCCGGCGCCTTCTAATCCACCTAGCTTCTGTGAATATACTTTAGCACGTTTAGCCCAACCATATGTTTTGCCACATGCAATACCTGCACAGTGAGTACCGTGGCCATCATAATCTCTATAATGATTTACACTTTGTGTTCCTGGTAATCCACTTGCCGCATACCAATCTATTTGTTCAACTCTTGATACACCGTCTTGGATAAATTCAGGATGATCAACTTGTAGTCCACTATCTTGTGTAACAACATCAACACCTAGTCCATCTAATCCGTATTCAAAAAATCCTGTATTAGGTGCTACGTTTTTTACAAAGTTCCAGTCTTGTGTGTTTCCAAAAGAGTTTAAATCTTGTATACATCTTGGTAGTGCCCAGTTAACTTCATTGTTTAAACTTTGCGAACCTCTATAAAAATTAGCATCTTGATATGCATTGAGTACTAGTTCTATATCATCTCTTTGATCTGGTGGTATTTCAACTGCACGTATTCTGTCGTCTGCTTCTAATGCAACTGCTTCTTCGTCAGTAAGCATAAAATGTGTTTGAACTTTTGATCCAAGTCTTGGATTAGCAACATCAACTGTTCGATTAGGAATAGGACCTGCACCAGAACTAGCAGTAATCTCTGCTTCAATTGTTGGCAAGTCTTCTCTGTTATGAACTATAACTGTATATTCTTTTTCCATTACCCTGCGGTTCCGTCATCTAAGTTTATCCAGGCACCGTTCTGTCTGCCTTGGAATCTATTGACGGTAGTGTTATATACAACATCACCATCAAGTGCGGCGACTGTGTTTCTTTCGTTAGTTGTTAATCTTGGAAATCTAAAAGCGCCTGTGCCTTCAACTATTAGTCCATCAGTAGTTGTAATAGTTAAAGTTGACGAAGTATCAATTGTTGGCGCACTAGTGCCTGCTGTTATAAAATCTCCTGAAGTTACTGTAGCAAAAGTAACTGCGTTTGTTGTATTCAAATCTTGGTTAAATGATGATCCGCCTGAGCCTGCTGGCGGAGTATATTGAAAGTTTCCTGTTGTATTATCATAAAGTAAGTCACCATCGCCTGATGCGGAATTAACTGTTACACTAAATGCTGTTAGGTCAACGCCTGAATCTGCAAAACTAAAATTGCCTGCGCCATCAGTTGTAAGAACTTGATCAGCAGTGCCGTCTGTAATACCTAAGTCTGTAAGTGTTGTGGGAATGTTTATTGCTGGAGTGTTGATTAAATCAGCATAGTCACCTGTAGTAGCAACTGTAGCAAATGTTGGCTTGTTTATAACATCAGCATAGTCAACTACAATGTCTGGTGCGTCCGGTGTAACAGCCGCAGGTTGTACCCATTGTCCTGTATCCTCGTCAACAATGTATACTAATAATCTACCTGTAGTACTTTGAAACCAAAGGTCGCCACTTGTAGGACTAACTGGTGCAGTGTCTGAAACTTCTATTGAAGCACCATCTGGGCTTGGAGCAACTCCGCCACCGCCACCACTTCCTGGATAAGCTCTAGTACCACTATTGCCCATACCAAGATGATTAATACAATAATAGTAAAGCGTTTCTGGTGTTGAAGATGTAATTGTTATTTGTATTGCACGGTGAGTACTACTTGCAAAATTAGCAATATAATAAGTTCTTGTTACTGGTTCGTGTTCTAGCAAATAAATTACACCGTCTGTGTAAGTTATATGATCTGAACCAGCGTGATCAACATGTTCAACTGGATCTATTGCTGAGAATTCTAAGGGATGTTGATTAAATACTGCGCCGCCAATTGGATTTGGAAAATATAAATTTGTAGGATCAGTTTGATCAAAGTAATAAGTGTAACCTACAATCCAATCAATTGTTGGACGCTTTGATCCATTTAAATTATAAACGTTAGCAGTATCTTCATCGTTTCTTGATACTGTTACAGGATATTTAACTGTAGCAATTTGTTGGCTTGCGGCATTTCTTCTAATATTATTTTCAGTTACAACTTCAAATCCACTACGTATTGTTCCATCGTACACACGTAACGTTTTAGCTGATTTACTATAATATAACTCACCGCTAGAACCGATATTTCTGTTTAGAAAGTCCTCTGGTCTAGGTATAAGTCTAATTCTATCTACAATTGGGCTTTGGCTCATATTTAATCTCCGACGTAGTATTTATTCAATTAGTAGAAGTAACATCAACAGATAAAATAAGTATATATATGTCGAACAATAAATTTAATAAAATACCAGTATTCCCAATAGAGTTTTATGAATTTAATAACACAACTATTGATAATGCTGACTTAATTGAGCGTTTAAAAAGTAAACGCAATCCGGCGCACGGAATTACATCTTCAAATGATGTACACGACGACCCGTTATTTGATGACTTATTTGACTGGATTAAAAGTTGTTTAGCTGATATTGTCGAAGATAAAAGATACGACTGTAAAGAATTATCAGTAACTAGCAGTTGGAGCAACTGTGCTGAAAGTAATGCAGGGTTAGCTAGTCATCCCCACAAACACAGTATGAGCATGTTTAGTGGTGTGTACTATTGTACTCCAGGTGCTCCTATAAACTTTGAAGACCCTGTTCAACAAAGACTACATGCACAAATTGATGTGCTTCAACATGACTACGAACCATTAGTAACTTTTCCAGTACAACCAGGTAAGTTATTAATTTTTCCAAGTTGGATGTATCACTCAACTGATCCTCATTATGAAAATTATGACAGATGGGTTGTAGCGTTTAATACATTACCAAGTGGCGATATAAACATAAACCTTGCAAGAGATTCAATAGCAAATATAACTATAGGAAAAACTAACAAATGCAATCTGTAATAGTACTAGGTGGTGGATCAAGCGGTCTACTATCGGCCTTAATGGTCAAACAAGCATTTCCTAATTTTGATGTTACTGTTATTAAAAGTGACTCAATAGGAATTATTGGAGTTGGAGAAGGTAGCACTGAACATTGGAAAACACTATGTCAGTTTTTAAACATTGATGTTAATGATGCTGTAAGACATTGTGGTGCAACAATGAAAGTCGGAATACATTTTAAAGATTGGGGTGTACCTGATTACTATCATAGTGTAATTGACGACTACTTAGAAACTAATGGCGAGTCATTTCCGTTTTATCAAAAATTAATTTCTGATGAAGTTGATATGTTGTCAGTAACAGGTATAGGGTTTGATAAACCAAGTGTGTCAGAAGCATGGACTCAAAATTTAGTTGAGCCGGAAGCCGCACAGTTTCATTTTAACGCACTACTACTAAATGAATACTTGTTAAAACTTTGTGCTGAAAGAAATATTGTTATCAAAGAAGATAAGATTGTTGGCGTAAACGTAGAGCAAGGTCAAATTAAAAATATAAACGGTAAAGAAATACACAAAGCTGATTTCTTTATAGACGCATCGGGCATGGCAAGAGTATTAATGAAAGAGCTAGGAGCTAAATGGAATAGCTATGGAGATCACTTGATAACAAATAGTGCTATTGCATTTCCAACTGAAGATACAGACGAGTATCCAATTTATACTTCTGCTACTGGTATGGACTACGGATGGATGTGGAACACTCCAGTGCAAGGAAGATGGGGCAACGGTTATGTATTCTGCGACAAGTATATAGACTTTGATCAAGCACAAGCTGAAGTAGAAAAGAAACTTGGGCATCCAATTAAAATATTTAAAAAAATTAAATTCGATCCAGGATCACTTGATCAAAACTGGATAGGTAATTGTTGTGCTGTTGGACTTAGTAGTGGTTTTGTAGAGCCGTTAGAAAGTTCTGCTATTAGTCAAGGACTATTGCAAACATGGCTACTTATAAACTTATTACCTGCGTGGGCTAATGATACCAATAACAGCGATGCTAGTAAAATTTATAATCAAAAAACAAATCAAATGAGTCAAAATATTTTAGACTTTATTGCAATACACTATGTTAGTCCAAGAGAAGATACAGAATTTTGGAAATACTTAAAAAATAATAGAGATAAGTGGTTACCAACTACACTATCACAAAATTTAGATAAATGGAAAAACAGATTGCCATATAGTTTTGAGTTTGATCCCAAGTGGACATTATTTAAAGCAGAAAATTGGATAATTACTTTGTACGGATTAGGTTTAGTTAACATTGAAAGTGTTAAAGAAGAATATAACTTAGCACCCGAAGGACTAAAAGAATATATTGAACATACATTGATGCAAAATACAATTACAGTATCGTCAATGAAACGTGTACCACATAAACAAGGACTAGAAAAATTTCTAAGGAACCATAATGGATAAAATTACTATACTCGGCGGAGGTACTGCTGGATTAATATCTGCGCTTATGCTTAAAGAGAGTATGCATCATGCAACTATACAAGTCATTGAATCATCTAAGATAGGAATTATTGGTGTTGGTGAAGGTAGTACTGAGCATTGGGATACCTTTATGAAGTATATTGAAATTGATCCTGCTGACTTAATAGCTAATACTGGTGCTACATACAAATTAGGAATTCGATTTGAAAATTGGAACGGTGATGGCAAACATTATTGGCATGCTATTGGTCGTGAGTTTGGTGCATTAGATGAAAAGACAGGACTATACCCGTATGCTTATAAATGTGTTGCTGAAAATACAGATGCCGACAGCACAGTATGGAAAGAAGTACTAAACAATACAGTAACTCCTCCGTTTACACAAGTATCTAATCAATACCATTTTGATACAAACAAGTTAAACGACTATTTTCATAAACTTGCTAAAGAAAGAGGTATACTGTTCTTTGATGATGAAATTGATGAAGTAGTATTAGACAATGAAGGCTTTGTAAATAGCCTTGTAGGCAAGAAGCAAACATATGACAGTGATTTTTTTGTTGACTGTAGTGGGTTTAACAGAGTTATTAGTAGTAAGTTAGGTGCAAAGTGGATTGATTGTAGTGATAAGCTACCAATGAATAGTGCTATTGCATTTCCTACACCGCGTGAAGAAGAAATTCCACAATACACTAATTCAAAAGCAATGTCCAGTGGATGGATGTGGCGTATACCTACACAGGATAGGTTTGGTAATGGGTATGTATACTGTGATAAGTTTATTAGTGACGAAGATGCAGAGAAAGAACTACGTGCAGAGTTTGATTACGATATAACTATAGGTAAGAAAATAAAATTTGGTGCTGGTTATGTTGATCGTCACTGGATTAAAAACTGTGTGTCAGTAGGATTAGCAGGAATGTTTGTAGAGCCATTAGAAGCTTCAAGTATTGGTTCGTCAATACAACAAATGTTTGGTCTTATTAATACTATCCACACTTGGTCGAGAGAAACTACAACGTATTCAGATCGTTACAATGCAGATTTTCGTAGAGTAGCTGAAAATATAGTAGACTTTATACAACTACATTACATTACTAAGCGTGATGACAGTGAATTTTGGCGATGGGTTAAAGATGGACTTGTATTAACTGACTTCAATAAAGAAAATTTTGAAAGTTGGAGAACAAATTTTCCTAGTCATTGTATATTTAATGATCATCATAACATGTTTAAAAATATAAACTTTATACAAGTACTACATGGACTAGAATTATTTGATCATACTGCATTTAAAAAAATGTACAAAGAAAGATATCCTCAATTTGAAGATTTTTGCACAACTTTAAATTTAGAAGCTCATAATACATTGCACGATGGTGCAGTTAGTCATAGAGAAGCAATAGATTCTGTTCTTAGAGGATACAAAACTGATTATATTACTATTGGGGATATTGGATTTGCTAGAAAAAACTAAACTTGATATGCCAATAGTGTTAACTCGTCTTAGAGAACACAAAAAAATAAAAGATGAGCTAATGTTTCATATCAATAATCAAGATGCTAATAGGATTTATTCAGATAGCCATGAAGATCTTGATATTACCCGTTGCGATTGGAATGTAGACAGAGAAGTTCCAAGACAATGGTTAGAAGTTCTTCGACCCCACTTAGCAATTGAGCTTGATAACATATACAAAGAGCTAGGCTATAGTAAATATGACGTAAAAAATATTTGGTTTCAGCAATATGCTACTAATGGTGTGCATGGATGGCATGTACATGTAGATTGTCAGTGGACTAATGTGTATTACGTAGACATGCCTGATGATTGCCCTCAAACAGAAATAATTAATCCGTATAATCAAAAAGAAATAATAAAAGTAGACGTTAAAGAAGGAGATATACTTACATTTCCTAGTTTCGTTATACATAGAGCACCAGTTAACAAGTCAAATAAGACTAAAACCATTATTAGTTTTAATAGTGATGCTGATATTGAAGGAGGTTACTATAATGAGTAACGCTATGTTTGGTAATTTTAGTAATTATGGATTTGTTAAAGCAGATGTGCCTCAAGAAGTGTTAGATTCTATTACAACTGAAACTAATAAGCCGTTAGACGTTAGTATGGCAAGCGGATTAGCAGGAAACATAGAACATGAGTACCAATTAACAGAATGTATGCCAATTGTTGACAAATATGTTAGTGGTTTGTGCAATGAATATCAAAATCATTGGGATCCTCAGTTTACTAATCATAATTTAGATAAACGTAATTGGAAATTACAAAAGTTATGGGCAAATTTTCAAACTAAAGGAGAATTTAACCCACCACATACACATAACGGGCATTTTAGCTTTGTTATATTTTTAAAAATACCTTATCTTATGCAAGATGAGTGTAGTACAGTAAATGTACGCAATAGTAACATGCCTAGAGCAGGTATGTTTAGTTTTCAATACATAAATGTGTTTGGAGAACTACGAGAAGCACCACAACCAGTTGATAAAACCTTTGAAGGAACAATATTTTTATTTCCTAGCGTACTAACACACCAAGTTTATCCTTTTTATACTAGTGACGAAAAGAGAATTACTATTTCAGGTAATGTTTTTGGAGAATCAGATGAAGTTTGATAATATTGTAGTAGTCGGTGGCGGCAGTGCAGGTTGGATGACAGCATCTACTCTTATAAAAGCGTTTCCTAACAAGAATATTACACTAGTTGAGTCTCCTACAAAGCCTGTAGTTGGCGTAGGAGAAAGTACTACCCAATTAATGCGTAGATGGCAAAACTATTTAGGTATATCTGATGAAGACTTTATGACTAAGTGTAATGCTACCAATAAACTTAGTATTAGATTTGAAAACTTTCATAAAAAAGACGGAGTAGGGTTTCATTATCCATTTGGTAGACTAGATTTGCGTTATTTAAATGTTAATGATTGGTTTGTACATCAATATTTAAAAAATGTTCCGTTTGAAGACTTAGTTACAGACCTATCTCCCATATCACAATGTTTAGATGATAACAAAGTGCCTACACATACAATAGGTAATGGTTGGGAATTATCACAAGACGCCGCTTGGCACTTTGACACACATAAATTTTACGGATTTCTTAGAGACGAATACTGTATACCTAGAGGCGTAACACATATACAAGCAAATGTAGAACACGCTAATACAGATAGCAATGGATTTATTACTGAAGTAGTTACTGACAATGGTATTATTACAGGTGACTTATTCTTTGATTGTACAGGATTTAAAAGACTGCTCATGGAAGGCACATTAAATGAGCCTTGGGTTGATTTTAATAATAAAACTTATACTGATAGTGCATGGGCCGCTCCTCGTCCTTACAAAGATAAAGAAAAAGAACTAAAACTTTATACTAACAGTGTTGCATTAGACTATGGATGGGTTTGGGAAATACCAACTTGGGAACGTATTGGAACAGGATACAATTATTCAAGCAAATATATTAGTGACGAAGAAGCATTAAAAGAATTTAAAGAATATTTAGGACCAGTTGCAGACGAAATGGAATTTAAACATATTAAAATGCGTAACGGAATGAGTGAACGCATGTGGGTTAAAAATTGTATTAGTATAGGACTTAGTGGAGCATTTATAGAACCTTTAGAGTCTAATGGACTAATGAGTGTACATGAGTTTTTAATTAATTTTATAAACATTGCAGAAACTAAAGATCAATTAAACAATTTTGATGCACAGTCATTTAATCATGTATGTAAAGAACAGTTTTTATATTTTGCAGACTTTGTAACATTACATTATGCAATGACCAATAGAGATGATACGCAATATTGGCGTGATATACAAATGCAAGAGTTTAATGATAGCGAATTACTTAAACAAATTTATGAACTTAGAGGATGTCCTGTATTTGAAGTACCAGATAGGTTGACATGGGAAGCATTAGGTGCTAATATATACATGTTAGCAGGTCATAAAATAAATCCTTGGACTACATTTAAAGATAGCAATGCTAATTTTTGGTATGAAGGATTTGAAGAAAGAACTACTGCACTAGATCCTTATATTAAATCTAATAGACAAGAAAAACAACAATACACAGACCAATTTCCAACAAGTGTAGAGTATTACGGAAAGTATCATAAATGAAACCAAACTTTACATATTTAGATCCTGATGAAAATAGTTATAAACCTAATATACTAACTGCTGAACAATGGAATCTTGAATATATTAAACTAACAGACAAAACAGGATACTGGACTGGAAATCATCCTTTTTGTAGTGACAAAGATTTTGAAGAATTTCGTAATTTGATTGGAAACTATCCTGTTTGTAAATCAAACAATCATGAAGGTTGTAACGATCCTAATCCATTTGCTACTATACACTTACCTACGTGGATAAGCGGTCCTGTAGTTAATATTGTTAAAGACTTTTATCATAATAACTATCCAGGAGAAGTTAAAAATATTAATCTGAGAGAATGGGGCAACTTATTTGAAAGAGATAAAATGCGCCCAGTTGAAATATTTAGAATACCTCATGTAGATAGTCCTGCTGGTCTTGTTTGTAATATGTGGTTTAGTGAGCATGAGCCTAACTTGTCAGGTACTAACTTATACGAATACAAAGGAAAAACATACGGCGACTATTACGACTTTATGGTAGATGATAATCATCCTCTTTATAAAGAATGGTCTGAGCATAGTAAAAGTTTACGTAATCCAGGTTGGAGGAACTTTACTTTAGAAGAAGCCGACTATTGGGGGTTTGACTTAGTAGGTATTGCGCCTGTTCGTAATAAAGGTGTTACACTATACGAAGCTAGTGTTCCTCATGCACCTTATATAAACGACTCTATTGACTACAGATGGTCACATACGTTTGCTTATAGTTTTGAAAAGGTTGAGCTTACGTTAGGAAATCTTGGACTGTAAATCCTGTTCTCTATCTAAATTATGGTCTTGTGTTTGAGTTGATCCAAACTCTAAACCCATCCTAGGACGACCGTCCCATTTTAAATCAGTACTATCTCCATTAGCATCAACATATTGCAAGAACGCTTGTATTTGCTCTTTGCCTCTAAAGCCGCCTTCTCGCCAATGTACTAAATCTCTACCAGGATATATTAACATATCGCCTACATCTAACTTAAACGTATTAACGTCTTTATTCGGGCGTTGTACGCAAAGCTCCCAGTCGTGTGTGCTATCTTTTTCAATACACACACTAACAGTATACTCGCTACTACGCCTGTCTAAATGCTTGTCTAAACGCCCATTAAAGCGATATATGCGCCCATATGTATAACTAGGTATAAGAGTACGTCCTAGTATTTTTTCTAATTTAGGCTGTACATGTAAACTAAGTGTTTCTAAACACAATGGCCCATACCAACTAAAACTTTCTTCTTGCCCTGGTTCTTTTCCTAATGCAGGATTAGCATATGATATCATATCATCTAATAAACGCATTTCTTGTGCAACAAATCTACAAACTTCTTTATCAACAATGTTTTGTTCTACAAATGCAAAATCTTTTTCACTAGTATATGTCATAGTAACGGTATTAAACTCCATTGATCGTAAGGCCTGTCAGGATCAGTATGTATATCATAACCTAATGTAATTCTAGGTTGATCAAAATGCTCATCAACTTCTACTTTGTGCATTCTATGTCCTGGACCTATGTAAATATTTCCTATCTCATTTTTAATATCATATCCTTCAAACACCGTTCTAGTGTTTTTTGGATCTATACTTATATATCCGTGATATGGCCAATCATGTCCGTGCCAATCTAAAACTTGATCAGTAGTATGAAAATTTAACCAACTCTGAATCCATAGTGGTTCGTCGTGTCCAACATATTCACGCACAGTATTTCGTAACTCTTTATATAAATTATACCAAATAGGACTAGGACTAGTTGCGGCAAATACATTATAAAATCTATATCCCCAAGTACTATCTTTGTCAGGAAAGTCTTTTACAAATTTAGCATGTACATAGTGACACTCTTCAACAAAGTAACTGTGATGATCTATAACAGTTTGTGACTTATGTACTTTCCAATCCATTAAAATATTTTTCCGTAATTAATATTTAAAACTACTCTATACGGATTGGTTTTACAAAAACTACTAGTATGATACTGGTGTCCATCAAATATAAGTACTCGACCTTTTTTAGGAGTAACACGTTTTTTAACTGTAAAGTCCATATCTAACATAGTTTTAATATCTAACTCATGATCAAAATCACTAGTACGTTGTTCAAATATATGTGTATCACCGTCACTGTCGTTTACATAATAAATTGCAACCCAATGCGGATACTCACTATCAATATGTGGTAAATGATGATCTTTGGAACTTGTTGTATTAGCTTGTGTTAAATTAAATCTAGCACGTTCTAATACGTCATAATCAAATAGTTTTGTATCGCCTATTGCAAGTATTAATGGATGAATAAATTCAAAAAAAGGACTAACTACTTTTCTATCTTCATATAAAAAGTGATTGTGTCCGACATGATTTATTTCTTTATCTTCATTAAATATTTGATCTGTAACTAGGTGCTTATTAAAGTACCAAGGAAATTTGTTTTCAGTTACACGTTGTTCAATCATGTTTGCATAACTTTTAGTTATTATATTATCTATAACGAAAATATCATCAGCCATTAAACTCTACCTTTGCATAAAATACTAGTGTAAGTCTACTATCTTCTAATGTAGATCCAAAGAAGTTATCAGGTGCATGCCATACTCTAGGATCAAATATCACACATCTATTAAAAACATTTTCTACTACAGCATTACGAGTAAACCCATTTCTATGTTCATCTCTTTCATCACTAATAGCTAAACGCTGTTCATTGTCAAACTCAAAACAATCACGACGTATTAGTGTATGTATTTTATCACCCATTGGATCTAATTGATCATCATAGAAACTTGTACCTGAGCCTAATGGAGCATTTTCATTTAGGTATACAAGTCCTGCTAAGTTAATACTAGGATCGTCATCATGTATCCATCCTTTTACAAATTCTTCGCCAACAATATGATATCTTACATTTAACATATGAAAGCCTACACACTTTGGTACTGCTTGCTCTAATTTTTTAGCAAACGCAAGAAAGGAATCTTCGTCAATTTCATTTAACGGTAATGTGCGTGTTCCAGGAAATACTTCGTGCTGTGCTGGACTATATTCTTGTGCTAGTCCAAAGTTTCTCCATTGTTTAGGTGTATCAAGAAAATCTTCAATTACTCTTAAAGGAAGATACGGATACTTTATACGATCTTTTCTATTCATTACAAAAAAATACCAATGTTAATCTACCATTCTCTTTTGTAGTTCCAAAGAAATTATTTGCACTATGCCACATTCTAGGATCAAATGCTATAAGTCTATTGAATCTATTTTCAACAACTACAGAAGGTGTAAACTTACTACGCTGTTCTAATCTATACTTTTCAAACGCTTTATGATCAGCATCTAATTTCATATCAGACACAAATGCATCATCGTATATATCTGTACTGACATCGTCTTGTTGCATATAAGTTGTGTTACCTGAATCAGGTTTAGGATAAGGAGTTAAAAATACTATACCTGCAAGAACATGAACGGAGTTATCATCATGCACCCAACCTTGACCCCATTCTTCACCAATAACTTGTAACGAACAATCAATATCACTAAAGTCCTCAAACTGTGGATATAATGCAAGAAGTTTACTTTTTAATAAGTCAACAAGTTCTGTATTTAATTCGTCAAGTAACTTGGTCCTAATGCCAGGCCAACTTCCTCTTTCGCCTTTAAAAAACTCTTGAGCCATAGTCCAATCTCGCAATGTTTGCGGCATCTCAAAAAAGTTATCAACTATTAATTGAGGTGCTAATGGTTTGGCTCGTTTGTTTTTAAAGTTATGCACTGCGTTTGCCTTTAAAATTCATTGTTAGTACAATACGTGTGTCTCTTATTTTTGGACATGTACTAGCGTGATATCTACCACCATCAAAAATTATTGCTGAATTTTTTATTGGCATGCTTCTTTCAGCAACTTGATATCTTTCTGCTTTTTCTCTTTGATGAAATATTATTGTTTCGCCATCTGTATCATTTAAATAAAAACATGCTGTGTAATGATCTTCACCTGGAAAGTCTACATGTGGCTCATTATGTGCATATGCTTGACTTGGAAAATTATATCTAGTATTCATTAAAAATCCTAAACGAAGTCTAATTACTTCTTCTAATTCTATGTCAGCCTTCCAACACATTCTGTCTAGTACTGGTTTAAACTTTTCTAAATATGGTGAAGCTTCGCCTGTGTCTCTATGAAATAGTAAGTGAGCAAATCCTGGAGTAGGTGTTGTAGGTTTTCTACCATTTTCCCAAGTTATATCAGGCATGTAATGCCAGTCAAATTTTACATCAGTAACAGTATCCCATAGGTCTTTTAAAACCTCGTCATCAACGATACCAGTTTGTTTTATAATATCATTTGTTATCATATCATTCTCCTTAAATAGTATAATAGTTTCTATCAACGGAATTGTCTATTGGATCTGTTGGAAATCTATTCCAACAAGGAATTGATAATGAAATCCTTTGTTCGTCCTTAGGCACTGCAACATGATATGCTCTACTAGGAATGTATAAAACATCTCCTGGTTCTAACACTACATCAATTGCAGTATCTAACATATCTTCCGTTAATTGATTATTCATTGTGCCTGTTTTATACAAGTAACTAATTCTGTTATTGAATACTTTCCATATAGTTTTGCCTTCAATTTGACAAATAAAATTAGCAGGATAGTCTTCATGTATGTTAAAAGATTTGGTTCCTTTAGCTTTGCCACAATATAAATGTGCGGCGGCATTAACATCAAATATATTTTCTATAGTACCTAGTAAATGATTTACAGTACTATTATTAAATCCATAATTTGTTATTATAAGAGTATCACCATCTTTAACACAATTTGCAACATAGCGTTTGTCTTGTACTAGTTTATCTGTTACCCAAGACTTTTGCGAACACGGTATGTCTTTCTTCATACTGTCTTTACCAACAATTTCATAATTATAAAATTGCGGATTGTTTATACACTCTTCGATAGTTTTCCAAGAAGCAATATGTTCAATTTCTTTATTCATTAAACCTTTAAAGTAATGAGGCTTATCTTCAAATAATAAATTTGTTTCATTTACTATTACTTGTCCTAAATTATCAAACATTTACGACCCTCATATTAAACGACATTGACACTCTATCTTCTTTACTAGGTGTTGGCATTACTGCGTGTTGTAAGAATCCTGGAAACATAACTAGTCTTGCTTCTCTAGGCTGGTATCTACATGTTGCTCCACTAATAGCAGTATGTTGTACTATTGGTGCCGCGCCTGATATTATATATTCTTCATGTGAATTCCTATAAAAAATAATCTCACCTGAACTTTGAGGTACGTCTATATAAAAAGTTCCACTTATAAATGCTCCTGCATGATTATGCACTTGATTAAACGCATTATCATTATTACTGCTAAACCACATATTACTTATTTTTAGTTGTGTACTAGGAGCATAACCAAAGTCTTGTATACACTTTATACTTTGCTGTTCAATAAATTTAGCAAATTCGTCTGTTGCAGTATGATCGCCTATAAGTATATCATTACTTTGCCATCCGCCAAAATTACTCATTTGTCTTCCTTTGTCTGTTTCTTTAATATTAGAACAGAGCGCACGAAGAGGTTCTAAATTAATAGAAGTATCTTGCCACCATATAGGTGTTGGAAAATAATAATCTGTATTCATCACATATATACTTATTTGTTGTGCTATCCAACATTAACAGTCATGACTATTCTATCATTGTCTGTTGTGTTTGGCTGTGTGCGGTGTTTGAGCCAACCAGGAAATATTAGTATATCTCCTGTTACTGCTGGAACTTCTTTCCACAATTCTTTTTCGTGTATAATTGGAGTATGTGCTTTATGATATTCTAGTGGATCTCTAAATTCTATAAATCCACTGTCTTTAGGTAATTGTAAGTAACAAGTAACTACTAGTTCAGTATACGCATGTTGATGTTCAATAGTTTGTCCTGTATGCTGATGTCTATTAAACCAAGAATTTATATAACCAGGATTCTTATTAAAAAACTGATGGTTCATTGCATTCCATACTTCAGTTAACGGTACATTTAACCATTGAAAAAAATCATAGAATGTTTTGTCTTGCCATTCATGCGGTGGCCTTGCTTGTTCGTGCAACGTCGAAGTTGATTGCCCTACTTCTAATGCCGAAACATTAGGAGTAGATTCAATACATGCATTTACTGAGTCTTTAATTAAAGGCCAGTTAAAGTCATAGTGGTACTTAAATATGTAGGGCGGAAACGGATTTACTATATTATCCGTCGACGGTATTGGTTTGTCCTGCATTTGCAACAAAAGTATCCTGTGCTAATTGAAGGCCCATAACAACACCTTCCATTTTCGTGATATCTTCTACTAACTCTAATCTCTTACTAAAGTCAATATTAGTAATTCCATAAGGGTTTATTTTTTGATCGCTTAGATCTTCTTCTAATTTTGCAAGCTCTTCTTTTCTTGCAGTAAGGTCTGCTTCTACGCTTTCTTTTGCTGCCGTTAGGCTGTCATAATAATCTGCCATTTTTATCTCCTATGTTTATACTTATTTAAAATATTTCTAACTCGTTGTAGTCTAGACTTTAACGAATCTTTTCTATGAAAACTAGATGACATACAATAATTAAATCGTTTCTCTACATCTATGTCTTTTTCAGTAGCATCAGTAACATCTAAATCAATTCCTGATGCATTTAACCAAGAACGCTGTACAGGAATATACTGCACTAATGGTGTTCCGGCTTCTACGTATGTTGTACCATTTAATACTTTCCAGTATAATTGTACATTTAATACGTGTGCATATCTAGGGTCTATTACACCGTGTGCCGCTACAAATCTACTTTCATTGTTGTATGTGAAAGGCATTTGTAAAAGCATTATATCATCGGAGCATTCAAAGCGCCATGGTGTATCTAATTTTATTACAGTATGTAACGTATCTTGTTTATTGTCAAGTGTTGGTATTGTTTGTACTTCATTATGATGATTTACGTATGACGGATTATCATCTTTTTCATGACTAAACTTTGTAGGCTCTTGCCACTGAAAGCTAGATCCATCGCCGTTTGTGTGTATTGAAAAGTCTGCAGGAGCGCATAATGTGTATCCTGCACCAGTCATTAATTTTATACCTGGGCAATTTTGTGTGTATGTTTGTTCAGGATCATCTGTAGTACTAGTTGTTCGCATCCAGTCGCGTCTAAAACTACTAGACGGTTTAATAGGATATAAATCAGCTACACCTTTTTCAAGACTATAAAATCTTATCCAAGGCTTACTTTTCTTGAATAGCATATTTGTCTACACCTTTATATATTTGTTTTAGTAAAAATTTATAATGTGAAGGTAACTTACTAACTTCTTCTTTAACCCAAGATTCATACTCTTGATGTAGTTGTCTTATTTCTTTTAAAGGCTCAAGTTTAGTAGGATGTATCATTTCTTTTGTTGAAATAGGTTTAAATCCCATGCCAGCGGCAATGAACAACGGAGCAATAAAACTGCTATCTACATAAGTTTTTGATATAGTAACACTGCCAATAAGATTAGGATATTGACTGTTTTTTGATACGTAATCATTAAAATAATCTGGATAATATTCGTGCTGATCAGTACAGTATCTCCAGTACGGCGTATCATCTCTTGTTGACAAACTATAGTGTGTAGATACAAAATCTCTAAACTTTAATACTTCGTTTTCAACTGCATAATTAAAGCCTTCTTTTTCTGTTCTACTTACAAACCCATTGCGTCTATTTAATATTTCAACAACTTTAGTAATATTTTCGTGTGTAGTTAGTAGTCCGGTAGACTCTAACGGTTCTACAAATCCATAACTAAGTCCTACACCAACTACGTT